AAAGCGGTGCGAACGATAAATTTTTTGTCGGAGCATCAGATTACGCTGACTGGTTGCACTTGCAATTACTTGATTCGCGGACAGAAAAGAAAATGTCCACTTTCAATTCTGATTTGAAGATGCACGGCAATCGTAAAAAATGGCAAGACTTTATCAATGAAGAATTTGATGGCGACTACATCATTCAATATACAGATTCTTCTGGGCTTATTGTTACAGAAGGTTTGAATTTCATTCGTTATGATGTGAATTCCAATTCTGTCTCAACACATACCTATGGAGATAAAATCTTTATTGAAAATGTTGAAGATATTTTTCTAAAACATTTTGATGAAGTTACCTCATATATTGAGTGGGTGTACGGTGCAAATGGTGATAGCGTGAATGTTCCTTTGAATGCCGAGCGTTTGCCTGTTGATGAAATGTATCCGTTCCTCAAAGAACCATTGACTGAATACTATGACCGTTATCTGGAATCTAATGCAAACATTCTCTTGTTGATTGGACCACCAGGAACTGGCAAGACAACTTTCATCCGTGGTCTTCTTGCACACAGTAACTCCTCTGCTATTGTGACATATGATGCCGCAATTCTGGAGAAAGATTATCTGTTCGCACGATTCATTGAAGATGAAACAGGTGTGATGGTGCTTGAAGATTCTGATAACTTCCTGAAAGCACGTAGCGATGGTAACACCATGATGCATCGTTTCCTAAACGTTGGCGATGGTCTTGTTACCACAAAAGGAAAGAAGTTGATTTTCTCAACTAACTTGCCAAGTATCCGTGACATTGATCCTGCGTTGATTCGCCCAGGTCGTTGTTTTGATATCGTTTCTTTTGATTCATTGAAACAAAAAGAAGCCGAAGCATTGGCTAAGAAAATCGGTGTCAAACTTGATGGTAAGCGTGATAGCTGGACTATCGCAGAAGTGTTTAACAAACAAATTGAAGAAAAGAATACCCGCTCTGTGGGTAGCAAAATGGGTTTCGTTTAAGGAGTATATTATGGCTGTAAAACAATTTAGTATTAATCAAATCTCTAGTGAGGCTGACCGCAAGAAATTGCTTGATGCCATGAAAGAGTGTTCCAATTCTATGATTCGCATGGAAGGCGAAAAAGACTTTATTAAGGAAGCAATCAAAGAAATTTGTGATGACTTGAAGTTGCCCAAGAATATTGTGAATCGTCTAGTTAAAGTTTATCACAAACAAAACTATGATGAAGAAGTTGCTGTGCATGAACAATTTGAACAATTGTATGAAACGATTGTAAAATAATGCCGACAAAAGATGAAATGTTTAAGTTCCAGGAAGAGATTGAAAAACTCGTAGCTGGAACCGACTATAACTATATGGAAGCAATCATTGAGTATTGTAATCAGACTGGCATGGAGATTGAATTAGCATCCAGTCTGGTAAACAAAGACTTGAAATCAAAAGTGGAAATTGATGCACAAGAACTCAATATGTTACCGAAAACACGTAGACTTCCTATTTGATTTGTGATATAATTATAGCATGACTGGTTATGAAGCATTCACCCTCTATCACGTACTAAAATTGCATTTCACCTCGGGCTATGACTTTTTTAAGTACAACGGTAAAACAAATATCACCATAGAGACATTTGAGCGAAGAAAAGACAAGTACCATTTCTACAAGTTATCCCGCAAGTTTAACAATCGTAAAAATGACTACGTTGATTTTGTTATCTCAAATTTTCTACACAATGATAATTGTTGGGCAGGCACTTTGCTTGAAGACGGATCCGATGAAGTCAACATACGGCGTTTGGCTATCATTCAAGCATTGAGTTATAACTTTCAAAATGATTGTTCGGTGATTGGTGAGAGTGGTAGCATAAACGATTTATTGAAAACCGATGGTGAATATCCAGAGTTATTGACGATGACTTTACAAAAAGTTATTCAGACTGAAACTTTGTGCATACTGAATTCAATGATGAATTTTCTTCCTATGTGGCAAAGAAAAATCTCAGATGATATTCGTTGGCCATTACTACACAGAAAATGGATAAAATATTCTCCGTTTTTGAATTTTGATAAAAACAAGTTTCGTGAAATAGCATTGAAAGAATTGAAATGATTGAGAAAATTTATTTGGATATGGATGGTGTTCTTTGCAACTTTGAACGCCGGTACTTTCAGTTATACAATGAACTCCCAGGTTCAATGCGTGACAGGAAAGATTTTAATTTACATTGGGACCACTTCATTGAGAACAAGCAATTTGAAACTTTGGAATGGTATCCTGGTGGAAAACAATTGGTAGATTTTTGCTTTAAAACAAAACTACCGATTGAGTTGTTGACTTCATCTGGTGGACAAAAACACCACAAAGAAGTTGAACGACAAAAAATTGTTTGGTTAGCGAACAATGGTCTTGGCAAACTAAAGGCGAACGTTGTTCCCGGTCGTAAGCACAAGGCTGAGTATGCTACACCAAACACTATTCTTATTGATGATACACAAGATATTATTCAGTCGTTTAATGCGGCAGGTGGTATTGGTATTCTTCACAAAGAAATTGGTAATACTTTAATGATGTTAGAAGACCGCATTGAAAGTGTGCTAAATACATGATACAATGAATCATGTGGATAATTTTATACAACGCATACAATTTATACAAAGGAAAATAATATGTCTTTCGCTAATCTAAAACGCAACCGCGACAGCCTTGATAAACTCACAAAGGCTATTGAGACCACCACACAAACTGCTGAGGCTGGCTCTAAAGATGACACCCGATTCTGGGCTCCAACTGTAGATAAATCTGGTAACGGCATGGCTGTTATTCGTTTTCTGCCAGCACCTTCCATTGATGGTGATGATGGACTTCCATGGGTACGCCGTTTTGACCACGGCTTTCAAGGACCAGGCGGCTGGTTCATTGATAACTGTTTGACTACAGTTGGTGATAAGTGTCCCGTTTGTGAACACAACTCTACATTGTGGAATTCTGGTGTTGAAGCAAACAAAGAAATCGTTCGTAAACAAAAGCGCCGCTTGAGTTACGTTGCGAATATCTATGTTATTTCTGATCCAAGCAATCCCGAAAATGAAGGTACTGTTCGCTTATATAAATTCGGAAAGAAAATCTTTGATAAGATTTCCGAAGTGATGAATCCTGAGTTTCCCGATGAAACACCTTTGAACCCATTTGACTTGTGGGAAGGTGCTAACTTCAAATTGAAGATTCGTAATGTTGAGGGATATCGCAACTACGACAAATCAGAATTTGCTGATAAGTCTGCATTGCTTGATGGTGATGATGATAAATTGGAAGCAATTTACACCAAAGAACATTCTTTGAAAGATTTTACGGACAAGAAACATTTCAAACCATATGAACAACTTAAGGCTCGCCTTGATAAAGTTCTTGGCTTTGAAGGTGATGCAGTTCCTAATATTCGTGCAGAAGATGTTGAATTGCCAGCAACAGTTACAAGAGCAAAAGCTCCTGTGTCTACTACTGTAGATGATGACTTGGATTACTTCAAATCGTTAGCTGAACAATAAACTAAACTTCTTCAGAACTTAGTTTGCCCCGCCTAGTGCGGGGTTTTTCATGCGTATGCGTTTGTGACAAACAATTCAGCCGCATCTTTATTCCATGATGAAGCTACTGCGGTACCACCGGATGATGTGTTTGTCGTATTGTTGTTATTAATAACTGTCGGTGCAATTGAGCCTGCGCCAGCTAAACTAAGTGTTCTAGTACCGTCATTTAATTCTGTGCTGGAACTAGAAATTTTTTCACCTGTAAAATTTGGCAAACTCAATCTTCTTTGTAATTCTTTGTTGGATTGGTCTTTAGGTCTTTCAACATCTTCCATAAATGCTCTTGCGGCATCTTCAACTGTTTTTGATGTTCTGAACTTTGAAGATTTTTTAGCTTCTCGTATTGCAATTGCTATGTTAGTTTCTGCATCATGCAACTGTTCCACACTATACCCAGATCCTAATCCTCCTCGTCTATTCAATTGAAATAATCCGTGACTATCATCTTTTGTTTCTGGATTAACATTGCTTGCTTTTGGATTTAAAGATGATTCTGCTGACGCATTTGCTATAGCGCCAAGAGCCTGTTCATAAGTAAAACCTGCTTCCATAAATCTTTTTAGAATTAGATTAGCTGTTTCTTTTTGTGAATTTGAATCTATTTTTTGTGGAGTAAATTTGGTTTTGGGATACTGTTCTTCCAAATCTGTAACATTTCTATTCATCCTATCTCTAATATTTGGCATTAAAGAATCTTGTTCAGCTTTTTTAGCGTCTAATTTTATTCTAGCTTCATCAACTAGTTGTCTTTGTTGTTCAATATATTGTTTTCTTCCAGCTATTCTTCTATCATTAGGATCAGCTCTAGTTATATCGTTCAATAATTTTTCTTGATTCTTTAGACTTTCAGTTTTCTTATTTAAATCTTCAGTTAAACTATTCGTTGTTTCGGCCGAAGTTGTTGCACCAAATATTCCAGCGGCACCTACCGCGGCTGCGACAGCGGCTAATGATGCCGGATTTCTAACAAAACCTGAACCTATACCGAGGGTGACTGCCATAAGAATTTTTCCTTTATTGTCTTGGAAAAATTCATTCAAAAAGAAACCAAATTGTTTTCCTATTCCCAAAAAAACATCAGTTAATGTTAAATAAGCGGCTTTGGCATAGATTGTCATAATTCTAGCCGGCTCTTCAAATATTTTGGATATTTCTCTTGTAAAATCGCTTGTTGAGTTGATAATTTTTTTAGAAGTTTCTCGGCTAAAACCAATTCTTTCTAATATTTGTTCCGATAAAGACCTGTCTTTATCATTAGGATCTAAACCAAGTCCTTTGAGAATATCAGTTTTCAATTCTTCAAAATTTACATTTTCAGAAACTTGTTTGAGTAAATATGCAACTCCAGCAAGCGCAACAGTCGCTAAAATAAATCCGCCGGGAACTCCACTTAAAACGGAACCGATGGCGCCTAATATTCCACCACCCACTTTTCCAACTACGCCAAGTAGTCCCGAAACAACTCCTCCAATTAGTCCAGCACCACCGGAAAGAATGTTACCTATTCCAGAAAAAATACCACCAAGTCCGCCGCTACTCTCTGTGGTATTATTAGTGTTTGTCGGTGTTGTTTTTTTGTCAGCTAGTAATGCATTTCTTTTTTCCGCACCCATCCAAAGTGCATCCGCACCTCTTGATGATTTACCTGCTACTTTTTTAGTCATGGACGCTATGTTTTGTCTAGTGATATTCATATCTCTAGCCATAGAATTCATGTTCATAGTATTTTTAGCAACAATTTTTAATAAGCCTTCTTGTTTTTCGCTTGAAATAGTTAAAGCATTTATAGCCGCACTTTGTTGTGGTGAATCTGAACTTAACTTTGGTGCACCACCTAATGCAGAAAAGCCTTTGCCAAATATTTTTTGGCCAGTAGCTGACACAACTCCACTTCCACCAAACAAAACATTTCTAATATCCATTCTCTCTTTTCTTTGCTTCAAAGCCGCTGAACCAAGAGAACTCAAAACACCTTTTGATTTTAATTCTTGTTTGTATATTTGTGAGAATTTAGTTGCCATTTATTTTTTTCTTCTTGCTAAATTTTGTTGTTTAATCTTCTCGTTTTCTTCCTCAATGTGACGGAGAAGCATAGTAACATATACATTTCTTTCCCACGGCATCATCTCATTTAAATCTTGTAAAGAATATTTGTGATGTTGCATTAGTGCGAAATTAGTTTGGTAATGGTTACTTAAAATATCATAACGAAAGGTTATCCGAAAAAACTTTGGATTCCTTCAAGCATCAATTCTTCCTCATAAGCACACTTTTGACAAGTAAACTTAATTTGTTTTTTAAGTTTGGGAATGCTCTCAAAGAATTCTTGAATTTTTCCAAATTGTTCTCTGGTCAAACTATCAATAAAATCTACCAATTCTTCTTCTGGTGTATCTTTAGCATAGTACATTGATTCGTTATCATAAATGAAATCAATAGAACTGATAATCGTTTTTGAAATTAAATCGCTTGATGATAAATCTTGTATCTTACTAATGTCTTCAATGTTCTTAAAGTTAGGATATTTTAATGCAACACCTAAATTTGGTGTTAATTGAATTTTGTTGTTTATATCGCCAATTACAGGTTCAACTTCCAGAGCATTAAAACTCAATTTTACTAAAGCGTTGCATTTCTTTTCCTCTTCACCTTCTCCACTAATAGTATTATTGCATTTGTATTGCAAGTCAACAACTTCACCAACGGATCTTGCTCTTAAGTGCATAAAGAAATATTCAAAATCTAGAATAGGCAATTCTTCAATATCAATATCAGAAACGCAACAATTATTAATAATTTGTTTCACGGCCAAAAGTATCGCATCTTGGTCTTCTGATTCCGCAGCCATCAAAAGAATCTTTTCTTCTTTAACTAAGAACGGTCTAAACTTTACTTTCTTTTTTAGTAATGGTAAAGTAATTTCATATAAAGGCACATCAATTTTAGGTAACATATAATCTCCAAATAATTAAAATATTCTTCTCACAGCTTCAGCCGTTCCTCTAATTTGCGATTGTAGGATTTGTGAAACGGGTACTCCAGCAATGGAAGAACCAAGAAGTGCAGCCGCAGCCGCACCGAGGTCATAATCACCTTCATAAATTGTTTTGAATTTCTGATATGAAAATCTAACAGTCAATCTATGAAACCCATCATCCGACCAAGAAAGTGTTTGTGCTCCTATTCCAATAGGAAAAGCATCAAATAATTCTACAGCATAAATCTGTTTAATGAAATCATCATACTGAACAATTTTAACGTTAGTCATGTATGATGTTTCTTTGCCCTTAGGAAATCTAGCGTTGTTTGTGTCGTTGGGAACTATTGCTTCCATCCAACGGTCAAACAATTTTCTTTCATAGAACTCATTTGTACAAACCCAGGTTAGTGCAATTTCATCATATTGGGTTGTATATGGCACTTTGAATCCTGGTCCATAAATTGATACATCAGCCGTTTGTAATGTTTTGCCCGGCAATTCAGCACCTTCGCATTGAAGTGCTAGATATCTTGAAATAGATGAATTGTAAGAACGGGTTTGTTCTCCGCCAAGCACTCTTGCGGTAACATCCGAAAAAACTGAATTTGGTAAATTAAGAATTTGCTCAAGCAAACCATTCTCAACAAACTTGCTAATATATTGTGGTATTGGTAATATAACTTGGAAACGACTTGGACGGGCTAAGCCTTCTTTAGCCTTTATGTTGGCTAAAAATAATTGGGGTAAAAATGACATTAGAATTTTTTCCTAGAATCGGCCCAGACTTTGTTCTTTGTTGCCTTTTCAAATTGTTCAACCGGTAATAAGGCGGCAATGTCCCATTCATCAGCTGGAATTTCAACAAATCTAGATTGCACATGAGAACCTAGATATCGCTTAATGCAAGGTGTCGCCTCATACGCTTTTGAGAATGCAGCCAGCATTTGATAATTTAATCTTAGCTTGGTTTGTGCATCAAAGCGATTATCGGTGGCATGTTCGCTCAATTTATCCAAAAGAATGATACGTTGCTTTGGGTGAATGTAATGTAAATTCAGCCCTAGAAAACCGTCTGGGTATAGTTGTATTGGTAGAACCAATGGGAACTTGTCGTAATATGGCAACTTATCCTTCGTTTTCGGATCATAATAAAAATAGTACATGTGACCGATAAAATGTGAGGTTGTCTGTCTCTCACGGTCCTGCATTAATTTTTGAGGCGTTGGTTTTAAATCACCAACTTTGGAACGCAACCAATCACGGGCTTGTCTACTACGAGCCGTATAACCAGTCTTTTGCAACTGCTGATTGATTCTGTCCATTAAGTAAGCCATAAATGTATTTATTACAGATTAAATGCCTAAATCTTTTTCCGTAACTATTTTGAATTGCCAGCCATGTGCGTGACAGAATTCATCGGCTGCTTTCCATTTCATCTGGTTAACAACGTATGTAATGGATTCTTTTATAAACTGCTTTGTCTTACGCTTTTGTGTTGGTTTTTTGGTCTGGGCTTCTGGTTTGACCTCAACTACATAAGTCATAATGGTATCATCTTTTCGTTTGACTTTGATAATGAAATCTGGAAAATAGCGGTGCATTCTTTGGTCAACTGGACTGTAGTATGGAATAGCCAATTCTTCCGATGACCACCAAATGATGTTCGGATTATCGTCAAACCACTTCATACAACGCAATTCCCAAGATGACCTATAGATTATGTTATCTGGATTGCCGTTATATTTTTGGGGGTTTTGTGGGGTAAACTTACCTTTGTAAGAATTAGTTCCATAAGACATATAAATATGTAGTAAAACTACAGGATCAACATGGCACTTTTTACCCTATCTGACATAACTTATAAAGCACAAGAAGCTAGAACTGTCGGACCTTTGCCTAGAGAAGCATTTGGTCAAAATATATTGAGATATCCTATTGATATTGGATCGGTGGACAAAGGACATTATATGGTCGTTCATATTAATGTTCAGAATAAAACTGAATATTCATCAAGATTGGCTGAGGATTCACGGTCAGCAATACATAGAAATAGAGAAGCGTTAGCTGGACAAACTGGATATAGAAATATTGGCGGATTAGCTAAAGAAGGAATTGGTCTTGGCTCAAGAGGCGCAAATAGCGTAGATGAATTCCTTAAGAAAAATTTTGATGTTAATACTGCAAAAATTGCAAAAGATGCTTATGAAAAGACTGTGAACTCAATAAATCAAATTACTGGCGGTGTAACACAAGATATATTTACCGCAGTAGATTCTACTTTTGAAACTATTGGATCAGATTTAGGATCATTAGACAATTCAACTTTTCTAAGAACTACTAAAAGAACTACAGACAGTATTGCTCTGTATATGCCCAATACATTAAATTTTAATCATAGTCAAGCCTATTCTGATTTATCTTTGGGTGGAGAAGCGGCCACAACTTTTGGTGCTATTGCAAAAACACTTCTAGATGATGGCGTTGATGCTGGTCAAAAGGGAAGAAATTTATCTCCATTTGTTCTCCAACAACTAACAAAAATTGCAGGATCATTAACAGGATCTCCAAATGCAGCCGCTGCCGTTTTTGCAGGAGCTTCACAACTATCACAGAATCCACAATTAGAGTTAATTTACGCAAGACCAGATTTTAGGTCTTTTAGATTTTCTTTTATGTTTTATCCAAGAAGTGAGAAAGAAGCGGAAGAAGTATATAAATTAATTCAACGATTAAAATTTCATCAAGCGCCAGAAATAAAAAATGGAACAGCTGGATTCTTTTTAGTTCCTCCATCAGAGTTTGACATTGAATTTTATTACAATGGACAAATCAATCCAAATATACCCACAATTTCAACTTGTGTTTTACAATCAATTGATTTAGACTATGCGCCAAATGGATTTCACTCTTTTGAAACACCTGGAGATAATTCGCCAAAGATTGGTGGCACTGGTACGCCAGTTGCTATTAGAATGGATTTATCATTTAAAGAAACAGAAATTATGACGAAGTTTAATTTTCAAGAGGGTGAAAGAAGTAAAGCGGAATTTCAAGCATCAGCGGCGCTGGGTAATTTTAATGAAACAAATTTCGCAGAACAACAATTTGATGCTGACAGAGGAATCTAAATGGCAAAATACTTTAGATACTTTCCAAAAACCATTTATACATTAAATGGTTCAAACTCTCTTGATACAATTACTAATTTAACTGCTAGTTTTTCGTTTGATGAAAGTCTTTTAGAAAATTCCATTTCATACTATCAGTATACAGTACCTGATGGTGAAACACCGGAAATTGTCGCAAACAAATTTTATGGTGGACCAGAAAAACACTGGATTATTTTAAAGATGAACAAAATCTTTGATGTTAAGACAGATTGGCCGATTGAGCAAAGAGTTTTAAATGAAGTTATCCGGTCAAAATATGCAGACAGTTGGATAACAGAAACTTTTGAAATGGCTGATGAAGAAGGTAATCTTTTTGTTACTGAAGCAATTTCTACGATTACATCATTGAATGTTGTTAACGATGGTTCAGGATATGCTAACGGAAACATTATTCAAGTTCAGGGCGGAACAGTATTTGGTACCAAAGCAAATGCAACAGTAACCACCGATGGAACAGGTAATGTTGTTTCATTGAGTATCGCCACAGCAAATGTTGGTTCTTATTTAATTCTACCATCTGGTACAGTTGCTACATCAAATATCACTGGCGCAGGCACAGGATTGACAGTTTCTGTCAGCGCATCGGTAACTAATGATGAGCAATTAATTTTTGAAACTGGCAGAGAAAGAGATGGATTAGAATGGGCCATACTCAACAATCATTCTTTTTATAAAATTGAAACAAGATTATTTCCTGCAAATGGAGATAAGACTATTCAAAAAATTCAGATAACCGAAGAAGACTACAATAATCTTGTGGAAGAAAGCGCAAACTATACGTTATCTGACGGAAATATTTTAACGGTATCAATAACAAAAACTAGAATGTCTTTCTACGATTATGAAGTTGAAAAAAATGATATTAAGAGAAGAATAAAAATTTTAAAGAGTGAATATGTTCCCGCGGTGGATCAAGATTTTGTGCGAGTAATTAGCAATGTCTGATAAGACAATTTTACAATCAACACAATATACCATTAAAAAAGATGGCCTATCATTAGCAACCAAAGCTGGTATTGTTGATTTGACTGGTATGTTTGAAGAATTAAATATATTTGACAGCATATTTAATCCATGCATGACAGGAACTATTCTCATAAGAGATGCGAAAGGACTTTCAAATAAACTATCATTTGATGGCTCAGAAATTCTTTTAATTGATATGGGAAAAACAGAAAATCAAGCTACAATTACAAAATCATTTAGAGTTTACAAACAAAGTTCCAGAAAAGTTGTCAATATAAGTACTGAACTTTATATTCTTCATTTTGTTTCTGATGAATTCATCTTATCACAACAAACAAAAATATCAAAGTCATATCAGGACACTTATACGAATGTAGTTCTTGATATCTTAAAAAATTATTTGTTGGTAAATCCTGATGGCGTATTTTCGGTAGAGTTATCAAAGGGAATAAGAACTGTTGTTTTGCCTAACAAAACACCGATTGAATGTTTGGAATGGTGCTCAAAGAAGGCCGTAAACGAGGATTTATCGCCATCATTTTTATTCTTTGAGAATAAATTAGGTTATAATTTCTTAACTATTTCAAAGATGTTGGATCAAAGAGCCATACACAATATTAATTATCAACCAAAAAACTTAGCGTTGGCGGCTGAAGATACAAATGAAATGATGGGTGCTAGATACATTGAAGTCGTTTCTCAATTTGATTTGAATAAGAATATCAAACATGGAGTTTATGCTGGTACGTTTATTGGTTTTGACATTACAACAAGAAATATTGCAAAAAGAAATGTAGATTTTGATGATGTATATGCAACAGGAAGTCATGCAAACGAAACTCCAAACATTGGTATCATTACGAACAAAGCTGGATTTAAAAACACTGAGATGTTTAACTCAAGACGGGTTTTATTCTCAACTGGAATTTTTGGTTCACAAAGCGATTATGTCAAAACGAATGATCCAAATTCTATCAATTCCGATGATGATACATACAACTATGTAATACAGAGAGAATCGGTAATGAGGAATTTAATGAATCAAAGATTGAAAGTTGTTATGCCTGGAAACTTTGATTTAATTTCTGGAACAAATGTCAATATAACAGTTCCAACAATTAGCGCACAGTATTCTGAAAACATCCAAGATAACATAGACAAAACAAAAAGTGGTAAATATTTGATTGTGTCAACTAGACAAATGATTACTTATGACAAACATGAAACTGTTATGGAAGTGGCAACAGATTCCAACAATCGTGATAAAGTTTATTTGAGTACTCAGCAACAAAATGACTTGGTAGATTTTTATGGATAATAATTTTGCTGGCAAGAATGGCTTTATTTGGTGGACAGGAATAGTTGAGAATCGGGATGATCCTCTAAAGTTAGGACGTTTGCGTGTCAGAATTATTGGATGGCATACTGATGATTTGAATGAAGTTAAGTCTGAACATTTACCGTGGGCTGATGCAGTTACTCCATTAACACACAGCAATGCATCATTAGATATAAAAGAAGGCGATTGGGTTATAGGTTTCTTTACTGATGGAAACAATGCACAAAAGCCAGTTGTTTTTGGACAGTTGAATGGTCTAAATCCAAAAACTGTAAATACTAATCTTGGTTTTTCACCACAACTTACCCCGGAACAAAAAGCATTACAGCCAAAGGCTTCCGATTCAATTATCGTTGATAAAGCTGGAGAGCCAACTACACCAAGAACTGCAAGAGGCGTAGTTGAGGGAACTCCAGTTGGCGTAGCAAACGAGAAACGAGCGCACGTTTGTGATATTAGAGAAGAAATGAAAATGGCTGCGGCTCTAGCAAGACTTAAATTTTCTCAATTGGTACAAGCAATAAGAGAAGCTGTGAGAGCAATTATAAAAGCATTAGGTTTTTCGCCTGATGGTGTTACCGGAAGATTTATTGAAATTGCAAAACAACTACTAAGAGATTTAAAATTCATACAATCTATCATAGAAGAAATACGTGATTGGACAAAAGTAATTGTAGATTTCGCAAGAAAAGTTCGTGCTATGATTGATTGGCTATTAACATTACCTCAAAAATTATTAGCTTTTCTTAAAGATTGTCTGGCTGAATTATACGCATCTTTAAAGACAGGAATAGCAGATTTATTTTCAGTTTCTGGTGGTGTTGGTGATAATACTGAATCTGGAATATCGGAAGCAATGGGAGTATTCGGCGAAATTGTAGATACAGCTAAATCAACGGTTCAAGCAGGAATTCAAGTTGTAGCCGCACCCGCCGCCATTGTAACTGCACTTACTTCACCAACTTCCGCGGCTGATGTTACTAAAGCCGGTGATTTAATAACATCATATATTTCAACTACCGCGGCATCGGACACATCATCAAATACAGTAACATCTGTTTCAAGTTCCAGATCAAATTTTAAAATGGCATAAGCATGGCAGATACATTAGCAAATCCTGATGAGTTAAACAAACCAGCCGATGATGAATCTTGGACCGAAAGGGAGTCTGAGGCCAGCATTGAAAATCCACCAACTTATCCACATAACAAAGTTATGATGACCGAATCTGGTCATCTATTTGAAATGGACGATACACTCGGTCGGGAAAGAATTCGTCTACAACACGGTGGTGCAAAAAATAACGGCGTTGGTTCATTCTTAGAAATGCATTCCAACGGCGACATGACCACAAAAATACAACGAGACAACTACGAGATTGTTTTGGGTAAAAATAGAGTATTGATTAAAGGCGTGTGTAATGTTACAATAGAGGGTGATTCTATTGTGCATGTTAAGGGTAACAAATATGAAAGAATTGATGGCGATTTAGTTCAAGAAGTTCGTGGTAATGTTACTCAAAATTTTAAAAAGAAAACAAAGATTCTTTCTGATGGCGATATGACTATTGGATGTGGAGATCCAACAACGGGAAGTTTGAAACTTTCAACAGGTGACCACACATACATACAAGGAGACTTGGCTGTAGCAGGTTCAATTCAAGCAGACATGGTAACAGCAACAACAAAAGTTAATGCTGGTACACAAGTTAATGCTGGTCCTTTAGGATTTGTTTCCGAACTTGGTGGTCTTGCTATTGGTTTACCTGTTGCAATCCCATTGCAAGTTGTTGTTCCTGCTGGATCAGCTTATATCGGCCAAAGCGTCTATGCTGGTATTAGTGTAAATGCTCCTTTCATAAATGGATTCTCAGTAAAAGATGTTGCTGGAACTATGCTAGGAATTAGAATGCAACACAATGCACATAATCATATTGGTAATAAAGGATTTCCAACAAGTCCTCCTATTACACCAATGACTTTACTTTAATTATGGAGATTTGAATGCCTAGCGTTTTTGGAAGATTAACATATAACTTTGATGATACAAAGTATGGAGATGCTTTTTATTTAACAACTGAAACAAAGAATTACTTAAACACATCACCACTTGAAATTAAAACTTGGCAGAAAAATGACCTTGCCAATGGAAATATTCAAAATACAAACTACTTCAAGAATCCAGTAATAAATGTAACAAACACGATTATATCCACAGTAAATACATTTAATGTTGTGTTTGCGAATGTTGTATCATTTGATAGCGCACCCACATTAAATTTAGTTTTTGCATATCAGACTATTGGAACTTTAGAATTGGAGTTGGCAAAATATAAGACACATACAAGTAATGTTGCTGGTGTAAATGATAGCACACAAACAGTTACTGGCGATGGTGCTTCAATCATTGACTATCCAGATTATAAAAAATCTGTGGGTTTGGGGCAACAACTATTACAATTGGTGAATGTAACTGATGGCGTCCAGAATGCTTCTCCGTTATTAGGCAGTATGACAAGTCTTTTCATTGGTGATGAACTTGCATCAAACTTGACTATAATTACATCCGACTTGCAAGCATTAAATGCGACTATACGACAAGTTGTCGTTGTTGGAGGTGGAGATCCTCCATCAAACACTTTTTATTATTCTAATATAACTGCCGCTAATGCTAATACCATAATGTCTCATTTTGCAACAGCCAATACCATGCTTAGAGTGCGGAGAGAACATGATTGGGATTTCTATAGGAATGGCGTTAGTATTGTAAATGACTATTTCAAAGTGGATTCTTTAGGAAGACTAGGAAATACTCAAAGTTACCTTGTGAATAATTTAATCGGCACGGATCGCTATATCTCAAATACCTTAGCCAATACGTAATAAATAGAACATGGCCACAGTAGTAAGCGCAACAACTAGAAAATACAAAGACTTGGACTTGTCTTTCACAGCCCATCCTATAAAGAAGGATGTGAATAAGCACGTTGACGAGATGGCGGTAATCAATTCGGTTAAGAATTTGATTTCAACTTCTCGGTACGAAAGACCTTTTCAGCCTCAGTTGGGCTCCGGTGTACGCAACTTGTTATTTGAAAACATGGATTCCATTACATCTTCCGCTTTGAAGCGTGAGATTGTTCAAACATTGGAAAATTATGAGCCAAGAGTTATCGTAAAAAGCGTTGCTGTTTCGCCAAATTATGAAAACAATTCTTACAGTATCGGTATGACATTTTTGATAGTCAATAGAACAGACCCAATAACAATAAACTTCTTCTTACAACGAGACAGATAAGATGGCGGACCGTTTAAATGTAACCGAATTAGATTTTGATTCTATCAAAACTAATCTTAGAAATTTCCTAAGACAACAAACCGAATTTCAAGATTATGATTTTGAAGGTTCTGGCTTAAGTGTTCTATTGGACATTCTAGCATACAATACTCACTACAATGCATATTACTTAAATATGATTGCCAACGAAGCATTCTTAGATAGTGCTTCTCTTAGAAACTCAGTTGTTTCACATGCAAAACGAGTTGGATATACACCACGTTCAGCTAGAGCGCCAAGAGCAATTGTTAATGTAACAATTCAAACTACAAATTCTACTCCAGGTTCATTAACTCTGCCTAGAGGTTATGCATTTTCGTCTTCACAATTAGATGGTGTATCATACAAGTTTGTTACCGTAGAATCTACAACAGTTTCCAAAACAGCAAACAATTTTGTTTTCACAAACGTGCCAATCTATCAGGGACAACTAGTTTCATACTCTTACAACAATAGTTTATTCTCTAATCCAAAACAACTATTTACAATACCAGATGCGAACATTGATACGACAACATTAAAAGTTTCAGTAAAGCAATCATCTTCAAATACCGAAACAGTTGTTTATGATTTGTCTACGAATGCACTTACTGTAAATTCAACATCCGAAGTTTATTACCTACAAGAAGGTAAAAACGGACAATACGAAGTTTACTTTGGTGATGACACTTTAGGTAAAAAGATACCGGATGGTGGTGTAATCACTCTAGAATATTTAATTACCAGTGCAGATGCATCAAACAAAGCAAATAGTTTTGTTTCTTCCACAACAGTTGGTGGATTTAGTTTAATTTCCGTAAATTCAATTTCTGCGGCTGCTGGTGGTGTCACCAGAGAATCAGTAGATTCAATTAAATTTGCCGCACCTCTTGCTCTACTATCACAGAATCGTGCTGTGACTAAGAATGATTACATCAAGTTAATTCAACAAAACTATCCAGCTTTTGAAGCAGTCAACGTATGGGGTGGAGAAGAAAATGATCCACCAGTTTATGGTAAAGTTTTTGTGTCAGCAAAACCAAAATTAGGTTTTGAAGTATCGGATACTGAAAAAGATTTTGTAAAAAATACCATATTGAAGCCAATCAGTATGTTGACAATTACACCAGAAATTGTTGATATTGACTACAATTATCTAAAAGTTGAAGCAAACGTTTTTTATAATAAATCAAAATTGTCATTAAACGATTCTGAATTGAAAAGTGCAATAACAACTTTAATTAAAAATTATACTTCTACGAATTTGAACCAATTCAATACTTATTTTAGATTTTCGGGCCTTGAAACTGCGATTGATAATTTTGATAGGTCAATTATATCTAATGAAATAAGTTTGTTTGTTGCTAAAAAATTCAGACCAGATTTGATTAATACGGATAGTTATATTTTGGATTTTGGTTTTGAATTGAGTAGAGGAACAACAAACGACAATTTTTATTCAACTCCCGATTTTACCATGACAGATGAGATTGGTGTTTCTCGCCAGTGTTTCTTTGAAGAAGTTCCATCATCTTTTTCTGGATTAGAATCTGTGACTGTGAGTAATCCAGGCTTCAACTACACATCAACTCCAAAGGTCACAATTGTTGGAGACGGAGAAGGCGCAATAGCAGTCGCTGAAATAGTGAATGGAAAAATAAACAAAATTACAGTTACGAATCCGGGTATTGGATACACTACAGCCGCCGTTCAAATCACTGGCGGTGGTGGATCTTTAGGTGCTGGATTGGCTGTGCTTGAAGGTCGTTATGGACAAATCAGAATTTCATACTTTAAACCTGATGAAATTAGCAGCCAAAGTACTAAAGTAATTTTAAACAAAACAAAAAACAATGGTGTAACTGGTATTATTGATTACACATTAGGTAAAATAACAATAAGTAATTTTAATCCAACGGCGGTTAACAATGACTTCGGCGATATCATGGTACACATTAAACCAAAGATTAGTATCATTCAATCTAAATTAAATAAAATGCTTGTTCTGGATGCAGATGATCCTACTAGCGTTGTTGTTAAAACTACTACAATTTAATGGAAAACGTTCGCACATCAAACCTGGTATCTTCACAGTTACCAGATTTCGTAAGAAGTGACTATCCAAAATTTGTCACATTCTTAGAGAAATACTATGAATGGCTGGAAACTACAGATAGCGTTTCCTATGAAATTGATGCATTACGCAATGCAAATGATATTGATAGTTCCGATGACTATTACATTGAACAATTAAAAAAAGATTTAGCTCCTTATTTTCCTCAAGATATTGTAACCGACAAAAGACTATTTTTAAAACTAGTCACTCAATTTTATAGATCCAGCGGAACACAAGAGTCAGTTAAGTTTCTTTTTAGAGCATTGTATAATGAAAATATTGATATCTACTATCCAAAAGAAGATATTCTAAAAGCATCGGATGGTAAGTGGGTATTGCCTTTAGCACTTAGAATTGATACTGATGATAACAATATTTTTAACATCGCAAAAACTTTAATTACCGGCGAAACATCAAAAGCTACAGCACTTGTTGAAAAAGTAATTCAATCTGTTGACCGTCAACTTGGTATTACATATACGGAAATTTATGTTTCAAATGTTAAAAGATTGTTCGCCACTGGCGAGAGAATAACATCAACATATGTTGATGTAGATACTGGTCTAAATGTTACTGTTAGTGGGCGCTTGATTGGCGCACTATCAGAGATAAAAATTAATCCACTAAATAGAGGTCTTTTTTATAATGCATACGATCCGGACGTAATTCCTTCATATATTGGAGATCCAGTTAGTATTGTTGGTGGTTTAAATCCTGTTGCAAATACTCCAGTTGGTGCGGTTGCACATGTTGGAGTGGTAACAAAAGGTGGTATCACAGATATCATTGTTGAAAAAAGTGGATTTGGATTTAGAGATCCCGTAATAAATCTCAATTCATCAATCATTGACTTCAAAGGTGGTTTTGCTAACACAGCTTTTGGCACAGAAGCAAAAGCCTCAATTAATCTTTTAGACACATCAGTTTCAAGATTAATAAATGTTTCAAATATGTCCGTCCAAACATTACACGGACTAAGACCGAATATTGCAAATATTGAAAATGTGACAATATCAAATGCAACAACATTTGATGCATTCACCGTTTTTCCAATTTCTTTCGTTGTAATTGACGGTTCGGGTGGTGGTTATCGTCAAAAGCCAACCGTTGAAACTTACAGTTTTTACAATGAAGACTATGATGATATTTTAGTATGCACCGCACGAAATATTGTAAAAGGAACATATCTCATAAGCGATACTACGCAAAACTTAACAGTTTCTTTTGAAGCTGGCGACTATGTTAGATTGTTTATCAATAACAAATTTGAAGCAATTCGTGAAGTTTCTTCAGTTGATACGAATAATTTGTATTTCGCTGAAGAATTTCCTAATGACTTAACAAATGTGTCCGTTTATAAAATTCTTAGAAATGATTTATCTAAACTTGGATCACTTGGAAGAATAACAGTTAACAGTGGCGGGACTGGATATTCTAACGGCGATATTTTAATTTTTACCGGCGGTTCTGGTTATGGTGCAAATGCATTCGTAAGCGTTTCCGGAGGAATAATTACTTCCGTTACAATGAATAACCATTCATCAAACGCATTTGTTATTGGCGGTGAAGGATATAGGAGAGATTCATTACCATCAATTAATGTTCAATCAGTTTCTGGTACGAATGCTAATCTGACGATTGCTGAAATAACAGGTGATGGTGAACAGTACGGACTAACCACATCAAGAATTGGCGCAATAACATCATTAAGAATTAGCAGTTTTGGATATGATTATGTTGAAGCTCCACTAATATCGTTGAGAAATGCAGACATAGTATTGAATGGTGTTACGGAAGGACAATTGTTCGTTTCAAATACCTCAATTTATCAAGGCACATCAAACATTAGTTCTTCATTTAGCGCAACAGTAGATTCTTATAATTTTGAAACTTCAACGCTTAGAATATTTAATTATCGTGGTGTTTTTGATGAAACTAAAATTATCAAGTCGGATGATGACACAGTTACCGGAAATGTAACATCATTCTTATTCTATGGCGACGGTAATGCTAAAGCTACAGCAAATTTTGAAAATGGTTTGATTCGTTATCCTGGTATTTACTTAAATACTGATGGACAAATTAGCGCGGATAAGAAATTGCAAGATGGTGAAAAGTATCATAACTTTTCTTATGTTATTAAATCACAAACTGACTATTCTAAGTTTAAGAAACCATTAAATGACATTGTTCATCCAGTTGGAACAAAAACTTTTATTACTAAAATTGATGATAATTCGGAAATATTGAATCAAATTAATACATCGGCCTTCATAACAATTACTTCTCTTGCGGATACATACAATATTGCCAATGGTTTAAATAAAATTATTACCACAAACGCAAGTGCGAATCTTCAATCTACAGTTAATGTTGGCGATTTAATCCTTCTATCAAATGTCCACAAAAGATTGCAGAATACAGTTAATGTTGTTTCTGGATCAAACATCCTCTTTGGTTCAGCCAATAGTGTCAACTTCATAAATGACTTACAAGATGGAGATACAATTTATCTTTCCACTGGAAATACAGTAACGATTAAAGAAGTCACCAATTCCTCTTTTGCTATACTAGACACTATAATTAATGTAACATCAACTTCAGCGACTGTTAATTTGGTTTATACGGCTACAATTAGGGCAAATTCTAGAAATGCAAATACCATATTTGCTGATAGCATATTTACATCAAACGGCAGCAATTTGAGCGCAACCATTCAAAAAGTTAGATAAATAGAAACATGTCAGCACTCTTAACTAAAAATTTCAAAATTTTGATGGCAGAACAAGTCTACAACCAGTTGGACTTGGGAGCAAATGCATACTTGCCCGCCGCTAAAAAATCTTATATGTATGCCTTTTTTGGCAGACATTTACCATGGAATTCAGGAACCGAAGTAGCAGGATCGCCATCTGAATCGGAATCTGATATAAACAATTTCTACAAATATGGTGTTCTTGCGAAACAAATATCTCTGGAAAATGCTTCTCTTGTTATTCCTAGAAATAATTGGACAGCAAATACAGTATATAATACATATCAATCAACTACAAACTTTTATATAATAAATTCAAAGGATCAAGTTTTTAAGTGTCTCTCAAATGTTGCGCCTGGTACTGCATCTACGGTATCACCAGAATTAACACTATCAACAACTTCACTAGAAGAACCGTACGTTGAGACTTCCGATTTTTACAAATGGAAGTACATGTACACATTAACATCTACACAAAAACAAAAATTTCTAACCGATGATTGGATGCCAGTATCTGTAAATAAGTTTGTACGAGCCGCCGCCGAACCAGGCTCAATTGATATTGTGACTGTAACAAATTCTGGTAATAATTATACTCTCGGTACTGTACAAAACATTATTACAATTGAAGGTGATGGAACAGGTGCTGTATTAAAAGCAAATGTTTCTGGTGGTAAAGTACAAAATATAGTTATTCAAAATCGCGGAAATTATTACACTTATGCAAATCTAACTTTTACTGATGTTAGTGGTGGCACAGGAACATCGGCGACGGCTGAAGTTTCAATTGCGCCACATAATGGGCATGGATATGAGCCGACTTATGAGTTGGGTGGTTCCACAATTATGTTTAATGTGGAATTTGACCAAGATGAGGGTGGAGTATTACCCGTTGATAATGATTTTCGTGAAGTTGTGCTTTTAAGAAATCCATACAAATATGGCACAACAGCATTAGCTACCGCACAAACATATTCTCTATACACTCTTGTTAAAGTTTCGCCCGGCGTTGGCGACTTTAACAACGATGAAGTTGTTTATCAAGGAACAACATACGCAAGTGCAACATTTACTGCTGATGTAATTTCATTTAGCGAAACGCCAAACTTATTGTATCTAAACAATGTTCGTGGAACATTGCAAACAAATCAAGCCATTAGAGGCCTACAAACCGGCGCTATTCGTATTGTAAATTCCATAACAAATCCCACTCTTGATTTGTACTCTGGAAAGATATTATACATATCAGATAAGTTACCAATTACAAGAGACCCAGCCCAAACCGAACGAATTCGTTTCATTTTGAGTTTCTAAACGAGGAATAAATGACTGCTACCTTTAACTACGATCCATATTATGATGATTTTGATGAAGATAAAAACTTCATGCGTGTTTTGTTTCGTCCTGGATACTCGGTGCAAGCCCGTGAGTTGACTCAATTACAAACCATATTATCAAATCAAATTGAAAAATTTGGCAATCACATCTTTAAGAGTGGTAGTCCAATTGTTGGTGGTAAAGTTTCTTTAGATACTAAAGCAAATTATGTAGTCTTGTCTGCTCAATACAATAACTTGGACGTTGATGCTACGCAATTCCTAAACAAGACTGTCGTTTCATATAACTCATCAAAAATAATTAGAGCAAAAGTTATTGCAATTGACACATCAACTGCAAATCCTATTCTTATTTTAAAATATTTAAGTGGCGAAAGATTTTCCGAATCGGACGAAATTCGTGTTTACGGTCAAGAAATTTATGCTCAATTAAGATCCACATTGGCTGTTGGTGGTTCTTACATTGCCAAATTACAAGAAGGTATATATTATTTTAAAGGACAATTTGTAAAAGTAGTTCCACAATATCTTATTCTTGAAATTTTTTATCGTGTAGGATATAACACATCAACAATTAATTTAAACCCATCATACAAAATCGGTATTGAATTTACCGAAACCATTGTTGATGAAGTTGATGATACATCATTGTTGGATCCAGCACAGGGCGCATTTAACTATCAAGCACCAGGAGCTGAACGTTTTGCAATTCAAACTTCTCTAGCAAAGAGAACATTAGATTCTGCTGATATTTCAACATTCTTTGAAATTGTTCGTCTTGTTAATGGCGTAAAAACAAAAGAAATTGACTATCCAATCTATAGTGAAATTGAAAAAACTTTAGCTCGCCGCACCCATGATGAATCTGGAAACTATACTGTAGATCCATTTGTTATTTCTCTTGAAGAAGGGGATACAGCTAATGGTAAATTTAGTGTAATTTTAGATCCAGGTAAAGCGTATGTGAGTGGTTATGAGTTTGAAACGATTGCTCCAACAATTATTTCGGTTGATAGAGCAAGAGATGTTTCAAATGTTTCAAGTTTTGATTTACCAACAAATTATGAAAGTAGTTTGGTTCTAGCGAATGTTCGCGGCACACTTGATATTACTTCATTCCCATCTTTGGATATCCATTCGGTTCCATTTACAAACATAAGTTTATCAACAACTGCGACATATAATTCTACCAAAATTGGTACAATTTATGCAAACATGATTCGCTATAATGATGCATACAATTCGGACATTGGTAATACTCACACATTTACTGTAAATACATTTGGTGCTAATACTGTTCCAATTACAGGAACACTATCTGGACCCGATTCTTCTTCAACTTCTATTGTAATTCCTACAGCATTCAACAATGCTTTGCCATCAAATGCATATGCAAATATGTATTTCCAGATTACAAATGGTGCCGGTTCTTCATTATCGCCAATTCTGATTACAACCTCAAATGCTACACACATTACTTTGTCCACAGCATTGACTTTTAAACCGGACTCAAATACGTTTACAATTCAATCTGACATTAAAAATGCAGAATCATTAGCTATAAGTGATGGAACATACATTCAATTTGCGGGCAACGTTGATACAGACTCAAAAGATTCAACTACAGGATTTGTTTCTATTAGTGAACCCGTGAGAACAAGTCTTGTTTTTGAAACTCCATATGAGGCGATTAAAGCTAATACAATTAGCAATATGGATTTTCAAGTAAGAAAGAAATATACGGGTACAACATCTGGTGGTAAATTTACTGTAACCGCTTCAGGCTCAGACACTTTTTCATTCTCAACTGGATCAGGAACAATTTCGGATTCATTGATTCTGAATAACATGATTTGTTTTGTTCGTTCAGATAGTGCGAGTAATGTTCAATATGGTATTGTTCCTAATACAGCAATTAGCTTATCAAATAATAACTTCACAATTACCTCAGTTTCAACATCATCATTTGAAGTTGATTTGAAAGCTGCCGAAGCGATTAAAGTTGATTTGCTTGTAACTACAAAAATCAATAACGCAGAAGATGGTTCAACTGGTGTCACAAAGCGTAAACAATTAGTACCAATTACAGGCGGAACAGATTTACATTCATTGATTCCTTATGAAATGAATACTGCTGGAACTGAAGGAACAACTGTTCTATATTCAGCAAATACATCCGGCGAAGTAACATATTTTTCAGGTGGTGCGGTATTCAAAAGTATCGGCGCAACCAACTTTGATAGCGGCGCTGTGTTAACAGATTTAAGAACACCAGGAAAAGTAGTTAGCTTGCAAGTTCCTGATGTGTATGAAATCATTGGCATCTATGATTCTAGAAACACAGGATCAAATGTTACCTCTGCTATGTTGACAAGTTCATCTAATGATATTACATCATACTATGAGTTTGATAATGGTCAACGTAAAACTCATTATGACCACGCAACAATTAAATTGAAACGTGGATATTCTGCGCCTGTAGGAAAAGTATTTGTACAATATAGGTACTTCAAAAACTTGTCCGTATTTGCAGGATTATTTGATGTTGATTCGTACTCAAAAGGTTCAAATATTTCTTATTCAGATATTTCCAAGTTTGATAATATAGAAGATAAAAAACTTATTTCTTTAAGAGGCGCATTTGACTTTAGACCATACAAAGCTGTGGGTGGAACATCGTTGTCTGGAGCATTGAATCCTGAGCCATTGGAAAATATCACAATGGATTATGATTATTTCTTGCCGAGAATTGACCAAGTTGTAGTTAAATCTTCTAGAGAAATTGGAGTACTAAAGGGACAATCAGCCGTTGTTCCAGTTCCTCCTCCAGTTGATAAAAAAGATATGTTGATTTATACTTTGTATATTCCAGCATATACCGAAAGTGTTAAGGATATCCGCGCAGACTTTAAGAATCACCGCAGATATACGATGAGTGACATTCAAGCATTTGAGGATAGAATTCGTGGACTAGAGTACTATGTTGCATTGACAACATTGGAAAAGGATGCAGCCTCAACAAAAATTCTGGATAACAATGGTCTAGAGCGTTCAAAATATGGTATTCTTGTTGATAACTTTACATCAAAAGATTCACAAGCCACATTCTCGGACGTGGATTATGATAATAGAAACTTGATTGATGCGGGAAGATTATATCCAGCTTCTCTAATGAGAACTGTTGCATTGGAAGCTAATACATCATTAAGCACTGGCGCAACAAAAATTGTCGGTGCTGGTACTAAAAAAGCGTTAATGCTTTCTTATAGCACGACTGAATTTGCAAAACAACCTTATGCAACAAAATCATTAGCTATTGCTGATGCAACTTTTGCTAACTTCAAAGGCAAAACAAAATTGTTCCCAGAATTTACTGGAGATGTTGATACTGGTTCTACAGCAAGAGTTACTTTAAACTCAACACAGGGTATTGATAATGCTTTCAACTTTATCAATGATGCATTTAAGTATGTCGCAGACAACAATAAACAATGGGCTGATGATAGAAATAGTCCTTTTGCACAAATCGCCGATAGTAAGTGGTATAAAACACTCAAAGAAACTGATTATACAAAACAAACCACGGTTGGTTTGGGAGGAAGAACTTTTGGTGTTTATGCGGCCGTTAATGATAACACTTATTTGACCAAGGGCGCAGAACTAAATCAAAAACAAATTACAACTTCAACATCACAAGTGGATGTAGGAACTTTTGTTACAGACTTAGCTATTCAACCATACATGAAGTCAAAGCAAATTCTTTTTGCTTCTGATGGAATGAGACCTTCAACAGTAATGTATTCTTTCTTTGATAATACCGATGTTAACAAATACATTGTAGTGCCAAACAAAGTTACATTGAATGCTAATACAACTTTGATTTCGGGTGAATCAATTCTCACAGCAAATACTATTGCAGACTTGACCGCAAACTTAGTAAGTCTGTTATCTGGTGGAAATTCTTTTGATGCTGGATTTGTTGTTGTGAGTGAGCCCGGTTCAGCCAATGTCTCTATTATTAATGAAACTGGTAAGCCACTTTCTAGTAAATATGTTTATGGTTTGGATAGCGGTAAATACTATACAGTAAGTTCCGTGACTGACCATCGTTCCGGTGTAACAAGAGGTGTTACAGCTACAACTATCACTCTTGCTTCTGATGCGCCAGCTTACAGCATAGTTGGAAATACGATTACTATTATTCGTTCAACTTCATCATTTGAAGGAGTTGGAGCACAATTCACCGTAACAGCATACGATACCAGCACAAAGGTTGCTACAGTAAGTGGAGCAACTGCTTATGTTGGTGGAACATATGTTTATAGTTTTGGCACAAATATGTCTAACAAACTTGGACAAGCTGGTGGTGCATTCTATATGCCAAAAGCAACATTCCGTTCAGGTGAAAGAAACTTCCGTGTTACTGAATCTTTTAATAATACATATGATGCAGATTCAATTTCATTCTCCGACAAAACATACAATGCAACTGGTTTAACTGTAAACAAAACAACTCTTGTTGATACGGTATTAAATGTTGATGTTGATAGAAGAATTGTTGGCATACAAACTTCCGATAGACTAGTTGGTTCAGTAGCCGCTGGACAAGAATTATTATCAACATTTGTTGTAGGAGGAACCGATCCTCTTGCTCAAACATTCTTTGTTGACCCAACTGTGTATCCACAAGGTTTGTTTTTAAGTAGTGTTGATTTATTCTTTAAAGCAAAAGATGATGGCAATTTGCCAGTGACACTACAAGTTCGCCCAACTGTAAATGGATTTCCATCTTCAGATTACTGGTATCCAGAATCCGTGGTAACAAAATATCCATCACAAATTAATATATCGGAAACGCCAAGTGTTACTGATTCAAGCACATCTACGAATTTTGAATTTAGTTTCCCAGTATATTTAAAACCTGGTCAATATGCGTTAATTGTTTTAGCTGATACTCAAGATTATATTGTTTGGGAAGCTGAAAAGGGTGGAACAACTACCAATAATGAGTATGTGGATAAACAACCATACATGGGCACTTTGTATAAATCACAGAATACCGCAGAATGGACTCCGTTTATTAATGAAGACTTGATGTTTAGATTAAATCGTTGTGTTTTCACACCGAATAGTACTGCGACATATTACTTGAGAAATCAAGCATTGCCAACTAGCACAAACTATGACAAATTAAGATTGCTTACAAAACCAATTATACCAGATGCAAAAGTTACATCTTTGACGCATAGCATCACAACGACTACGATTTCAGGAACAAAAGAATCATCATTCAGAACATTGTCTTCGGGACAAACATACAACTTCTCTAATGATGATTTGTATCAAGTTGGATATCGTAGAAAGAAAATGTTCAATGCGAATGATTTTACATTGAAATTGGAAATGACTACAACAAGCGATGCAGTTTCTCCAATATTCTCAATGGAAGCCGCTTCTGTAAATATATGGGAAAACTACGTTGATAATGCAGAAATCAATTCTGAAGATTTTACAATTATAAATCCTGGTAGAGGATATAGTAATGCAAACGTAATTACAATCACAAGTTCATCCGGCACAGGAGCAAATGCTAACGTGACTGTTGACGCAAATGGTAATGTTATTGCAGTTTATGTAACATCGCCAGGTTCTGGTTATTTGGATGACTTTGAAATTTCTTACTATACACATCCAACAACTCCAGCAACAATTGTATTGAATAGCGAATATGATTCTTCTGGTGGTCCATGTCAAGCACGGTACATTACCAAGCCGGTTAAATTGGCTGATGGGTATGATGCTGGTGATTTACGTGTATTCCTTGGCGCAAACAAACCTGGATCTTCGGAAGTTTCGGTATTCTATAAAGTGTTATCAGATAGTGATGCAACTCCATTTAAAGATAGACCATATCAAAAAATGGTGTGTATTAATCCTACTGTAACATCATCGCCTGATAACGAAACATTCCGCGAATATGAGTTTCGCCCATCAGCCACAACAAATGCAATTACATATGCCGGAATAAATGGTGTAACATATGATTCGTTTAAGACTTTTGCTATCAAAGTCGTATTGACATCCAGTGATCCAGCAATTGTACCAAGTGTTAAGGATTTGCGTATCATCGCAACTCCAGCAGAGTAATCATGCTTGTGAAAGTTGAAGGTACCAATTTTATTAAAGATACTGGCACAAACGCCCTGTTGATGACGGGGCGGAATGCATTGATTGAAAATGAAGCAAGGAAAAAACTTGCTGATAGGATGAATGGCAAAAATAACGAGATAAATAACTTGAAGAATCAAGTGGAAGAATTGTCTTCGGATATGAAGGAAATTAAGTCCCTACTAAACGCATTGTTGAAACAGAGTAAAGAATAATGTCAATTAATAACATTACACGAACAAATACGATTGATGAATGGCGCATTCAGACGAATCAATCTGCCGGCGAACTTAATAAAATAGAAACCGGAAATTATGATAAGTATGCTGGTTCTCTTAATATTGCATGTACCGCAGTTTTATCCATTACCGCTCAAGGAACTCCGCTTCAAGTTTCAAATAATGCTCTAATTGGCACTCAACTTACGGTCGGTAAAGATATTGTTTTAGGATCAGAAGTAGCTCAATCGGGCAATCTTTCTGTTGGAAATACAGTTTATATCTACGGTAGCGCAACGGCACTTTATGTTGCAAATAATATAATTTCTAACGGCAGTGTTGTTATTAAAAACACTATTGTAGCAAATAATGTAACAGTAAATTCAAACGTAGTTGTTATTGGTACAGCAAACGCAGGATATTTAGGTGTAGCAAATAGTGGTTATGTTGGCACAACTTTAACTGTTATTGGAAATACAGCAGTTGGTAATTTAACAACAGCAAATTCTGTTGTTGCTGACAATGGTCGTTTTAGTAATAATGTAACCGTAGAACACATTATAGCGGCTAATTCCGTTGTATCCTACGGCGCTAGAATAACCAATAACACAACTACAGGCAATTTAAATTCAACATCCGTTGTAGCTGATAATGCAAGAATAACAGCAAACGCAAATGTTGCCCACTTAGTCGCTTCTGGTTCAGTTGTGGCAGACAGTTTAAGAATAACAAGCGCAACTACTTCCGCTAACATCAGCGGTAATGTTATTGCAGGAAATGTAAATACTCAAGGTATGGTGTATGCTGGGTCTTTAGTATCCGGTAAGACTGATGTTGGTACATTAACAGCATCATCTTTTGAAATAACCGGCAGCGGCGATGCAACAATTGGTGGTTCTTTAACAGTAGATGGAAACTTCATACTAAATGGTAGTATTGTTTATGATGCGGATATTTTAACTATAAGCACGGCAGCGCCAGTAACAACTACTGGCGCTGGATATTTTGGCGTCTGGAGAGGAAATACAATTGGTGGTGTTTCTGGTCATAATGGTCTTTCAAATTCAGACGCAAATGCATATATTCGTTGGAGTGCCTCTGCTAATAACTGGCAAATCCGAGACATATTCAACTCGGATGCTACCACAACGTATTCTAAAATACTTACTGCAAATCTAATTACCATAAGCACTTCAACGGTAAGTAATAATGATTTTGCATCTTCATGGTTAATGAAGAACTATGTTGATAACGCAAATACTAATTTAAAAAATTATGTTGATGTTGCTAATACCAACATGGGAAATTATGTTGATGTTGCTAATACAAGTGTCGTTAGATATGTCAATACACAAGTTACAGCAAATGTTTTGAATTCTGGTGCCGCGGTTGTTGTCGCACAAAACTTTGCTACTGCTGTTGATGATTCTGATCCAGGTAATGGTAATATTAAATTTAATAATGCAACGATTGCATCAGCAACTTTTGCATACATGGATAATTTGGACACATATGCACAAACAATTACAGGAATATTGTCCACATATGGCGATTCAACCAATACTGTAAAAGGTCACCTAAGATTTTCCGTGTTTGGTGCATCAACTACAAAATTTGCAGTTTTTGCTATTGCATCATCAACAGCAGCCTCTGGTTACTATAAAGTTGGTTTGACTTATGTTTCTGGCGCAGGAACATTTAGTAGTGGCGACCTCGTTATGGTTCAATATTCTAGAGCAGGCAATTTGGGCGCTCAAGGACCAACAGGACCAACAGGACCACAGGGACCACAAGGCGCTCAAGGAGCCCAAGGACCAACGGGACCTCAAGGACCCACTGGCGCACAAGGCGCACAAGGACCAACAGGACCTCAAGGACCTACTGGCGCACAAGGCGCACAAGGCGCACAAGGACCAACAGGACCAGCAGGATCAAATGGCGGTCCAGGACCAACAGGACCTCAAGGCGCACAGGGTCCCGCTGGACCAACAGGACCAACGGGACCAACAGGACCAACCGGGGCACAAGGCGCTCAGGGAGCCCAAGGTGCTCAAGGGGCAACAGGACCATCAGGAACAATTACCAACACAGCTTATCAAATGACTTCTCTTGGTGTTGGCACTCCAGCCGCGGCAGGAACAGGAGACATTCGTGCAACTGGCTCCATAACTGCTGGTTACTCTGATGATAGATTAAAAACGAGATTGGGTAATATTGAAAATGCTCTTATTAAAATTGCAGCCATTTCGGGATTCTATTATGAGCCCAATGAAATAGCGCAAGATTTAGGATATGAATTAAAAAGAGAAGTTGGTGTATCCGCTCAAGAAATTCAAGCAGTTCTTCCTGAAGTTGTTGTTTCTGCTCCAATAGATGACCAATATTTAACTGTACATTATGATAAACTTGTTCCTTTATTGATTGAATCTATTAAAGAATTGATTAAATCATTCAAAGATTTGAAAGATGAAGTTGACGAATTAAAGAAGAAATAAGATGGCCGCATTTTCAGAAATCGTTATAGAACAAGGCGCAACATTCAACACTACAATTAATGTTGAAGATACAGCTGGAGCCGCAATTAATCTTTATGGTTATACTGCAAACTCCATGATGCGTAAATCATACTATTCAACAAGTGCAACAACAATTACATCCACAGTAACTGGCACAGCAAATGGTGAAGTAACTCTTAATGTGTCGGCGGCTAATACTGCGGCATTAACACCAGGCCGATATGTTTATGATGTAATTATTACATCTCCAACATCTGTAGTAACAAGAGTTGTTGAAGGAATTGTGACGGTTCTACCTTCAGTTACGAGGTAATTATGGTTACAGCTAGAATCAATACTCCAGGAGTGATTGGTAAAGTTGCTGTTCGTCCAAATCAAAGAACAACAATTGCAGATCCAAAGTTTACACCTAAACCTAATGTTGGTTTAGTTGAATTGTTTGATACTGCTATTGACCAAGCGGAGGAAGGCGACATTATTACATATGTCTCCAGCACAGGAAAATTTGAAAATCAGCAACTTGGAAATGTAAGTGTGCAAGTTCCTAGAATAAATGGTGGGTTTTTTTGACTTACCAAATTCATAAATAGAATAATAAGAAGATTCCACAATTAAGGAACGATAATGGCAAATACAGTAATTCAACTAAAATATTCCAGCATAACCAACAAACCGCCTACACTCAATGTAGCGGAACCAGCATATTCCAACGTATCAAGCACTCTTTGGATTGATGATGGAACCGGCGTTGTAGCCATTGGTGGTAAAGCATATACCGATAAAATTGATGCCGCAGCCTCAGCCGCGACAGCAAACGTTCTTGTTAAGCGAGATACCACAGGTAATGCATCATTCAATTACATTACAGCTAATGTTGTAGGTAGCATTTATGGCAATGCTACAAGCGCAGATAAGTGGTTTACCGCTAGAGATATTGGTGTTTCTGGTGATGCAACAGGTATCGTTTCAGTTAATGGCACAGTAAACGCTAATATTCCATTAGTTCTTTCCAACTCTGGTGTGGCTGCTGGAAATTATGGTGGTGCAACAAATGCCGCAGTAATTTCTGTAGACACAAAAGGTCGTGTAACATACGCGGCTAACGTTCCGATTTCTTCTACACTAAACTTCTCGGGCGATGTTGGTGCGGCTCCAGGAACATTATCTCTAATCTCCGATACACTAACAATCAAGGGCAGTCTAAACGGCGGTATCAGTACCAATGCTGTTGATGCAAACAATACAGTACTTGTTAATGTTGATAATACTGTTCTTAGAAATTCTGGAAATCAATTTATCTCCGGCGACTTGTCATTAACAGGAAGTTTGTTTGTTGCTGGTAATACCACAACAGTGGATACTACAACAATATCAACAGCAGACTCTTTAATTAGACTAGGCGCAAATAACACAGTAAGCGATGTTCTAGATATTGGTTTCTATGGCAAAGCAAATACAGGCACAGAAGTAACTCATCACGGTCTTGTTCGTAGAGCAGGAACTGGTAATGACTTCTTCTTGTTCAAAAATTTAAATACTGATCCAACATCAAACGTTCTTGCTACAGGTTCAGTAACGGCTGCTAATACTGCTACCTTGAGAGCCAACTTAACTGGCGGTATGATTTCCGCTCTTGCTAATACTATTGGTGTTGTTGACGGTGGTACTGGCGCAGGCACATTTGCGACTGGTAGTATTCTAGTTGGTGATGGAACAAACTCATTAAAAGTACTTGCTAATACAGGCACTGCAGGAGCATATGGTTCAGCATCTAATACATTAATTGTTACCACGGATGCATATGGTCGTGTGTCAGCTATTACAAATAGTGCAATTCAAATTGATGCATCTAATATTGTATCTGGCAAAGTATCAATTGCAAGAGGCGGTACAAACAACGATTCTTACACAACTGGTGCGGCAGTATTCTATGATGGTACTGCAATCAAGACATTAGCAAATACGGGCACAGCAGGAACTTATGGTTCAGCATCTTATGTTCCTGTTGTTACAACTGATGCATTAGGCCGTGTTTCTGGTGTAAGCAATACTGCAATCAATATTGATACAAGCGCAGTTGTTTCTGGTACATTAGGTATTGCAAGAGGTGGTTCAGGAGCATCTTCATTCTCAATTAAGGGTGTTATTGTTTCTGATACATCATCAACAACTGGTGCATTGTCTGCTTTGACTTCACCGACCGAAGGTCACTTATTACAAATTAACTCATCTGGAGCACCAACTTTTGCACACCTAAATGGTGGAACATTCTAAATTATAATGAAAGGATTTTATTATGGATGTGAGATTACAAAATGCTTATGTAGAAGTTTTGCTTGGCAATTTTATGGAAGTTGTCAAGCAGAATCTAATGTTTCAAGCGCAAATTGAAGTAAACAAAAGTAGTTTACAAGAAGCAGAAGATTCAGTAAGAAGATTAAAAGAAGTTTCTGATTCAAATACCCAACATCAAAATCAACTTGTTGAAAAAGATAGGCTGATAAATCAACTGACAACCGAAAGGGACAATTTAAAAAGTTCCTCAGGATCAAACGATTCTTTGAAGCAAGAAAAAGATAGATTGCAGAGTGCAGTCAACGACTACATGAGGCAACTAAAAGAAACACAGCAAGAGGTGTTAAAGGTCAAGAGTGAATCACAAAATGTTTTATTACAAAATAATAATCGGATTGAAGAACTCACTAAATATGTGACAAGATTGGAAGCAGTAGTTCCAGCAAACAAACTCAAAAGAGTTAAACTTGGTGAAGTGATTCAATCTGATACACCGGAGATTACAGTTGAAGAACCCGTTCTTCCAATAGGTGATGATATTGTAAAATCTGGCGGAACATTCTAAGATTCGGTAAATGGCAAACACACTAATTCAGTTAAAAAATTCAGGCGCTTCAGGTAATACACCAGGTTCATTAGCTCCTGGTGAATTGGCTATTAACTATGCTGATGGTAAACTGTATTATGGAAACGCATTAAATAATCCAATTTTATTTGATGTAATAACTGAACCAGCTGGATTAAATCAAGAAATTCAATTTAATGATGCTGGTGTATTTGGTTCCTCAGCAAACCTAAAATTCGATTCTTCTACAAAAACTTTAACTACCGATAAAATTGTTTCGGCTAATGTTGAAGTTACATCAAACTTAGTTGCAGAAAATGTAATCGCACATACCGCATTGTATGTTGGCATTGCAGACATTTCTCACACGCCTCTTGCAAACTCATTAGGATATTTTACAGGAAATTCTTCTTCATACATTCAAGTAAACGTTGAGAATATTGATCCTGCCGGTTCTGCTGATTGGGTTGCTACTGCTGACGTTGGTAGTGATGCAACTTTTTATACCGATTTGGGTATCCAAAATTCAGGCAGTTCAGACGGAACAATTAAAGCATTAGATGGATATTTGTTAGTACAAGGTAACACCGGTCAGATTGGTGGTAATCTTGTAATTGGTACAATATCAGGAACACCGGGTCAAGAAATTCGTGTAGTTGTTGATGGTAATGAAGATGCTAATGTAGTCTTAAAAATTAATTCATCTGGTTTGCAGATGCTTAGGGGTGATATCACAAGTAATATCACCACCAGAATTAGCAACGTTTCAAACTCAGCATTCGCACAAGCAAATCTAGCATACAATGCGGCCAACTCAGCAGTAACAACAGGACAAGCCAACGTTGGCGCTGGATTAATTGTTGTTACAGAAAGAACAAATTCAGCATTTGGTCAAGCCAACTTAGCATATGATGCCGCCAACGCCGCAAATAGTTTAGCCCAAGCCGCATACAATTATGCTAATACAATCATCACAGGTGGTTCTTCTGGAGACTATTTTCCAACCGCATCCTATGGTTTTGTTTCCCAAAGCATGATTGCTCTAGTTTCGGATGATACATTCATACAGGGAGAATTGATTGGACCAATTTATGATTGTTCAGATAATCCAATAACACCCGAAGGCTTTTATTTAGAAAAAGACCTTGGCTATTTAACCTAACATAAATAGATTGATAATTTAAGGATATTAAATGCCAACGCAATTACAGTTAAGAAGAGGAAATACAGCCCAAACTGCGACATTTACAGGAGCAGTGGCTGAGATTACCGTTGACACAGATAAGAAAACAGTTGTTGTTCACGATGGAACAACCGCTGGTGGTTTTGCTCTTGCTTTAGAATCAGCACAGTTAGACCAATTTGCATTCACAAAAGCAAACTTAGCGTTTGATAGAGCAAACTCATCGTTTGCACAAGCTAACTTAGCCTATGATTTAGCAAATACAAAATTCAATTCTGCTGGTGGTACAATTTCTGGTAATGTAATTGTAACTGGTAATATAACTCCAACAACAGATAATGTTTACAGTTTAGGTTCAGCGGGAAATCGTTGGAAAGATTTGTATGTTGGACCAGGTTCAATTAACATTGATGGTATTGTTATTGGAAATAATGGCGGTCAGATTGTAATCTCTGGTGCATCTGATTTTGTTTTCCAATCTACAACAGGTGCACCTTCTGTATCATCATCGGCTACTGCTAACATTGCACTTAACGCATTCAATCAGGCTAACTTAGCATTCAATCAAGCAAACACTTCTTACGGTTCTTTTGCACAAGCCAACTTAGCATATGACCAAGCCAATTCTAGTTTTGGTGTTGCTGTGTCCGCATTCGCTCAAGCAAACTTAGCATTTACAGCCGCTAATAATGCAGTTGATACATGGGTTAGAAATCAAGCTAATGCCGCATATGATGCCGCAAATAGCGCAGTAACAACAGGGCAAGCAAACGTAGGTGCTGGACTTATCACAGTCACATCGGCATATCAAGCTAACGTTGGTGCTGGTAGAATTGCAGATGTTGCATCTGGTCAAGCTAATGTTGGCGCAAGTGTAATTACATTAACAAATAATATTGGTAACGCATTTAATCAGGCTAATCTTGCTTTTAATGCCGCCAACAATGCCGTAGATACTTGGGTCAGAAATCAAGCCAACTCTGCATATGATAGAGCAAACTCATCGTTTGCACAAGCTAACTTAGCATACAATACAGCCAATGCCGCACTACCAAAACTTGGCGGCACAATTACTGGCGACTTGACAGTTTCTGGTAACTTATTGATTACTGGCAATACAACAACACTTAATGTATCATCCATAAAAGTTACTGACACAATAATTCAGTTGGGTACAGATAACCAAACTGATTTATTGGATATCGGTTTCATTGGTCATTACGCAAATACACCAAATAATCATACGGGTTTGATTCGTAAGTTTACTGATGGTAAATATTATTTGTTTGATAGTTACACACCAGGTGTTGAACCAACAAATATTATTGATATTGCAAACACAAGAGTTGCAACACTAAGCGCAAATCTAGTTACGAATGTAATTACATTGCGTGGTCTTGATCCATTAAATTACTCAAATACAATTTACACTAATGCACAAGCGAATACTGGTGCAGGATTATTATCTTATCAAACAACATCACAAGCTAACGTTGGTGCAGGATTAATTACTGTAACATCAGCATATCAAGCAAACGTAGGTGTTGAAGTAGCCGCAAGACAAGCTAACGTAGGTGCTGGATTAATTAGTACAAAGGCTGCATATGAAGCAAACGTTGGTGTAGCGATTGCAACTGGTCAAGCTAACGTTGGGGCAGGATTAATTACTGTAACATCAGCATATCAAGCAAACGTTGGTGCAGGATTAATTACTAAAGTTGCAAAATCTGGCGATGTAATGACTGGTGCTTTGTCTACCAGCGGTGCATTGATTGGCGCAAGTTTAACATCAAATACAATAGCAACAATTAATACGAATGCTATTTACGAATCTACTGCTGTAACAACCGCAGCCGCTACCCAATTTACATTAGATTCATTCTCAACAACTGCATATCGTTCAGCTAAATATCTCGTTCAGATTTCTAGTGGTTCATCATATGAGTTACTAGAAATGACTTTGATCCATGATGGAACAACTGTGTATTTGTCCCAGTACGGTAACATTAAAACTGGTGCGACATTGGGCGTATTTGATGCTACAATTTCAACTGGCACTTTAAGTTTGTTAGCTACACCAAACAATGCAGTAACTACATTTAAGACAGCAATAACTCTGATACCGGTATAAAATTTATCAACAAAGGGATAGTGAACTTTGGCATCTAATCAAGACTTCATTGTAAAGAATGGTTTAACCATTGGATCATCGCAAGTGATTGCGGCTAATGGTCGTTGGGTTGGAGCCAATACAGGATTATTTGGTCCTCAAGGACCACAGGGCGCCCAAGGCGCACAGGGAACACAAGGCGCACAAGGACCAGCCGGTCCCACTGGACCTCAAGGAGCACAAGGCGCACAAGGAAGTGCTGGACCCACAGGACCGCAGGGTGCTCAAGGCGCTCAAGGTGTTACTGGAGGAACAGGACCAACGGGACCTCAAGGAGCACAAGGTCCAACTGGAGCAACAGGACCACAAGGCGCACAGGGAACACAAGGACCCACTGGACCACCAGGAGGAACTGGTGCTCAAGGTCCTACTGGCGCAACAGGACCAACTGGACCGCAAGGAGCAACAGGAACTGCCGCATCAATATCTTTAGGTCCAACAACTACTGGGCCAGCGGGTGGAACTTCTGCGGTCACTAATAGCGGAACTAGTGCGGCGGCAGTTTTTAATTTTACTATTCCTAGAGGTCCACAAGGACCCACTGGCGCAACAGGACCGACTGGACCGCAAGGAGCACAGGGTGCTCAAGGCGCACAGGGCGCCCAAGGAGCAACAGGTCTATTAGCAAGTAATTCAGTAACATATGGCGGTTATGGCGCTTCAGCGATTAAAAATTCTTACTATGGTATTTTGATGGGAACAACAACATCCCATCTAAATTATATGGCTGACGGATCTGGTAATGGTGGAATTTATCGTGAAAGTAGTGGTGTTTGGCCGATTTATTATAATGTAACAAATAATTCTGTTGGTATTGGTGGTTCAACTACACTATCGGGTTATGCGGAATATGTTAATGGTATAGGAATTGCAAGTAGTAGTTACCGAGCACCTCTTTTTTACGACTCAGACAACACCGGATATTACACAGATCCAGCTAGCACTTCTAATATTAACAATCTTACAATTAATGGTACAGTAAGTGGCGTTCCCAGAAGGGCTGCTACATATTGCAGATGGAATACAAGCACAGCTACAGTATCGGCTGGCAGTTTTAATGTAACTTCAGTAAGTGTTCCTAGCACAGGTCAACAAACAATAAATTTTTCATCTAGTTTAGGAACTACTAATTATTCATATTCATTATCTACAGTTGTATCTGGAAGCGGTTTTAATTCATTTGTTATTGGTGTTGAAAATGTTGCAGATATTACCGCAACATCAATTTATTGTAGAACATTACTTCATTATTCTTTTACTTGGGGAAATCCAACAAACAATACCTTTGTAGCATTTTTGTGAGATATTAATATGATTGAAAATAAATTAATTTTACATCCAAATCCAGAAACTGGTAATATTGTTATTTGTATACCTGTTCCCGATTGTGGTTTAACGATAGAACAAATTGCCGCTAAAGATGTTCCTTATGGGCAACCATATTTAATCATTGATAGAGAAGATTTACCAATTAGAGATACTACTTTTATGGCAGCTTTAGAGGGAGATTTTTCACAACCTCATGGTGAAGGTCAAAATTGGGGAACAGGATCAATGTATGATGTTGTTGGTTGGAATAATGATGGCACTCCTAAGATTCAATCTAAAGGATAAAATATATGATTACACTTAATATGAATAAAGTAAAAGATATCTCTCACGAAATAAGAAGAAAAGCAAGAGAGATAGAATTTGAGCCTCTTGATGCAATTATAGCAAAACAAATTCCTGGACAGAACATTTCTAAAATTGAAGAATCACGCCAGGCTATTAGAGATAAGTATTCACAAATACAAAATGATATTGATTCTGCAAATAATATCAATCAAATATACAGTATCATTGATAATTTAAAATAAAAACTAAATGGCATCTAATCAAGACTTTATTGTAAAAAATGGATTGACTATTGGTTCTAGTCAAGTGATTGCGGCCAATGGTCGTTGGGTAGGTGCTAACACAGGACTTATTGGTCCTCAAGGAACACAAGGCGCACAGGGTGCTCAAGGCGCAACAGGTCCCCAAGGAGCACAGGGAGCGACAGGCGGCACTGGTCCCACTGGTCCCCAAGGTGCTCAAGGTGCAACTGGTGGAACTGGTCCCACTGGACCACAAGGAGCACAAGGAGCACAAGGGCCAGCAGGACCAACTGGTCCGCAAGGCGCACAAGGAACACAGGGCGCACAAGGAAGTGCTGGACCTCCTGGTCCTACTGGAGCACAGGGACCAACTGGTGCTCAAGGTCCTACTGGCGCAACAGGACCAACTGGCGCTCAAGGCGCACAAGGCGCACAAGGACCTGCAGGACCAACAGGACCATCTGGAGCAACAGTTGATGGCACAAACCGAACACTAAACACATTGGGGTTCAGTGGTGTAAGTGGAAATTCTGGGAATGCACCATCAAGTTATCCATACTCATTACATCAAAAAGCTGGCGCTTGGACTTCTCCATATCCAGATTTGTCCATTAATTATCATGTGGGCATTTCTATGGGAGCTAATCCAACTTATGAGGGTGTTTCTTTTTGGGATGATTACTCACACAACACATTAGTTTTTAGAATTAATGGCTCCAGCAATTATTCATACAAATACTATTGGCAATATACAAATGCAAGTGGTTATTATTCAGATACGAATAACTGGCATATTCAACCAAATGATTTAAGTACATATGGTGGTACTGCACTACGCGGAACAAGAAATGGTTGGCGCGGTATTCATTTTTATGATGGTGGTAATACACCTCATTTAATGTTTGATGGTTCTGCAAATGGCGGAATTTATTATGAAAGTGGTGGTAGATGGGCTTCTTATTACAGCTACTCAAATAATTGTTGGGGATTTGGAACTTCAACAACAGCATCAGGGTATTCAGTATATGCAAATGCATCAATTTATGCAACAGGAAATGTTGTTGCAGCCTCAGACGCAAGACTAAAAGAAAATATTTTACCTATAAAAAATGCATTAGAAAAAACATACAATCTTCGCGGCGTTTACTATAACATGATTGCAGATGAAAAGAAGAATCAAAAAGTTGGACTAATTGCTCAAGAAGCTATAGAACATTTACCTCAAGTTGTTATGTATGATGATGAAAATGACCAATACGGAATTGATTATGGAAATATTACTGCACTTTTGATTGAAGCAATCAAAGAGCTAAAAGATGAAATTGAAGAATTAAAAAAGGAGAAAGCATAATGGCTTTAATCAGAGATTATGAATTACCAGGAACTGGTGTAACTGTTGCTAATGCATACCATGTAGTGACAAAGGTTGATGTGGAAAAAAGAACACAAGATATTCCTGCGCCT